TTAGTTACGAGCGACATTGCTCCGTGTATTCACTCGTTGGAATGAATACACAGTGCTTACTCGTACTAATAAAATACCCAATTTTCTGTTTCTTGGTTGTGCCCAAAGTTATATTCAATATCTGGTGTTGATGTATCAATATTCTTCATCCCATCAACAAGAGTTGATACAACAGCCAAATCTTGTTTGATTCTCATTAAATGGTATTTCTTCCGGCGCAATAAACTCTCAATGGCAAGTTTCTTCGTTGGGAATGCAAAAGATCTTTCTGCATTTTTTGCTACTTTCTTAATTGCATATCTATTTCTCCTTTGTTTCCATTCCTGTAACCACTGATTTGGTGCTGGTTTAAAATTAACAATCCAATGCGCAGGAACCAACCATGCATAATGCTCTGTCTGATGAAAAGCTATATATTGAAGTGCGAATATTTTTATCCCATCTTCTTCAACTGTCGCCTGGAATCTCCAGAAAACAGGCATTCCATCATGTTCAGTTTCTGATTCAGGAAAAGGTACGCTCCATGATTTTGTCATATCTCACCTCAAATAAGTGGTTTGCTGCCTAATTTCATTTTCTGGCGACCAACACAAGTCACACCCATTTCACTGCGTGGCTTGCGGTAGTAAATACGGTTCTGTTTACGCTCGACTTCTTCTGCCTTCTTGCAGCGAAGGCTTCCGAGTGATGCTGCTTTATCTGCTCTGACGCAACCAGAGAGCTTTAGCGCAATTATTCGCGCCAGTCGCTGCTCTTGCATTGCCTGTTCACGTTGAGCCTGTCTGCGTGCTCTGCGGCGATTTCTGGCGTTATCGTCAGCCAGATATGTAATGACTACTGTCATGTTGACCTCCGATGATTGACTTTGGCGGTGACGCGCCGGGTGCTTATCTTCCGGTTGCCGTCGTGCAGCTGCACTTCACGTCACCCCAAAGCCAACTACTCTTTGGTTCCCGCATTTCGGCGGGACAATCCCATCAATGTTAAAGAGCCTGCCAATCTGTTCCGTTTGGCTACCAGCGTCCTGCTGATGGCTAAAGAATACTGTAGGTATTTTATTGTGTAAATACCCAAGGTATTTATTTTTGATGAAATAATGATAAACAAATGAATACAAAGGATATTTATTTTTTCGGTATCTGCTTGTTCAGTGCTTTTTATGCGGGATATGTGAAGTGGATCCCGATAGCTATTGCTGCCGGGATTATGGGTTAGTCAGCGAAGGTTAAGACGAGAATTACCTTAATGATGTCTGCTACAACAGACACGGCCATAGATAAACCAAAGACGATCCAAGCCATAGAGATGTCTTCACTACCATCGTATAGAGTTCCGTAATCACTGGTGTAAGGCGTAAATGTCGCGCCTTGATACAACAGGTATAAGCTTGATCCATAGAGGATAAATGCAGATATCCCTTGTATTGCTATGACCACTAGAATCATGAAACGAGCTGATCTATGCGCCCAAGCCTGGCTTATTTTTTCTGATAGAGATTTCGCAATAAAAGCATGCGCTAAGCCGTAAATTGTTGAGATTGCCAACATCCCAAAAAAGCTTGCTATAGCGGTTCCAACCATAAGCGTCCCCCTTGCGTGATCAAACCAGCCTTAGTTTTGTCTCAATTGCAACGCCTATAATCTTGCAGTTTCCATTGATTGGCACGAGAGGCCATGCAGGGTTAAGTCCCTTGAGGTATTTATTTCCGCCGTCGATTATCAGCTTCTTGAATGTTGCTTCGTTAGAGTCAGAAAGTTTTGCTATGACCAGGCTGCCGTTGATCGCCTCCCTTCCGGTATCGAAAAGAACGAATGTTCCCTCTGGAATGCTTAACCCAACCGGTGCCGTCATTGAATCACCTTCCACTTTAAGCCAGAACGCATTGCCTTGAATATGCGCGTCAGACTCAAGCCAAACATCTATGTCTTTAATGGTGTATGGTTCGCATGCTTCACACCACGAGCCAGCCTGGATACTGCTTAACACCGGATACCTCTTTCCTGCTCTGTATTCCCCTGCATACCTTACGTTGGCATCGCTCTTAAGGCTTTCTGCCTGTTCTGCAACCTTGGCAGCAATTGACTGGCTAAAATCAGCAATTGAGACTTGCAACAAACGTGCAAAACCAGATGCGACCTCAACGTTTAGCGCGTTTCTGCCATTAAGATAATGCCCTACCGCTCCTTGGGTGATACCCAGTTCATCAGCGATTGAGTATTGGGTTATTCCCAATTCTTTCTTTTTTGACTCATACAAAGCCTTAAGCCGCTTAGCGTCTTCGAGCTGTTCTGTCGTCAGTGATTTTTTATTTTCCATAGCTTAATTCTAATAGCTAAGGTACTTAAACTAAAAATACCCTGAGTATTGATTGCTTTGAATACCTGTAGTATTCTTTGTTCATGGTTAATAACGGAGAGTGCATATGATTCGAATGACACTTGCCGATTACGCCAAAATCCATGGACAGGCTAAAGCAGCCAGTGACTTTGGTGTAATCCAGTGCGCTATCAGCAAGGCCATTCTGGCAGGCCGTAACATTATGGTTACGGTAAAGCCTGATGGCAGTGTGATTGGAGAGGAAGTTCGTCCTTTCCCAAGCAACAAGAAAAACAAATAGTAACACCGCTCTTTAACAGTCATGGTCCTCATTCCCGCCGAAATGCGGGAATACAACGCGCATAAGTTGATGCGCATAACTTCTTATTTGTTAAGGAAATACTTACATATGGTTCGTGCAAACAAACGCAACGAGGCTCTAAGAATCGAGAGTGCGTTGCTTAACAAAATCGCAATGCTTGGAACTGAGAAGACAGCGGAAGCTGTGGGAGTTGATAAGTCGCAGATCAGCAGGTGGAAGAGGGACTGGATTCCAAAGTTCTCAATGCTGCTTGCTGTTCTTGAATGGGGTGTCGTCGACGACGACATGGCTCGATTGGCACGACAAGTTGCTTCGATTCTCACCAATAAAAAACGCCCGGCGGCAACCGAGCGTTCTGAACAAATCCAGATGGAATTTTAATAACATCCAACGAGGTAATTATATGCGAAACAAAGGCTTTAATCCACCTGATACACACAAAGAAGCCAAGCGTTTGCGCTTCCTTCGTTCCATTGATGAAAGAACTCAAATCTCTTTTGTGAAAGTTGCCAGAACTGAGCTTCTGAAGGCTGAGGCGAGGGCGTTGCTCCCGTCTCTACCAAAAGAGGAGGGATATACGTTCATTCCAAACGCATTTCTGGAAAAGCTGCTCAAAGAAGACATATCCGTAAGTCAGTTTAACGATGTTCTTAAGGTCTTTCGTCAAGGCAGGTAGTTATGAGCAATACAGCAAAAATCTACGATTTCAGCGCCGCACACGAGCGCAGGAGCAACAGGATGGAGAACCAGAAAACTGGTTACATTCCGTTGTACCGGAGCATTCTGAAACAGTCATGGGCGAAAGATGTTTATCTTCGCACCCTGTGGGAAAACCTTCTCCTGAATGCCGCCAGAAAGCCATACAAAGCGAATTTCAAAGGTCATGAATGGCATCTGCAACCCGGTCAACTGGTTGTGACAGCAGCTGATTTAGGTCTTCAGTTATGCGACAGACATGGCAAGCCAGCAAGCCGTGATCAGGTTGAGCGGATGCTTCAGGTTTTTGTGAAAGAGGGGATGATCTCCATTGATGGAGAGAAGCAAAAAGGTCGTGTGATAACCATCACAAATTACCATGAATATGCTCAAAAAATGGACAATTTACCCGCACATGAAGCCGCACAAACAACCGCACATGATGCCGCACATGGCGAAGCCAGTAATGGCGCGGCTTTCAGCGCACATGCCGCACATGAAAGCGCACATGAAGCCGCACAAACAACCGCACATCATGAACAAGAAGGTATTAACAAGAATATAAATAATACCCCCCTACCCCCCAATGGGGGAGGCGATGGGCAGGTTAAACCTGAACGTCGCAAGGCAGAACGAATCGACTACGAATCCTTCCTGAACGCCTACAACACCGAAGTCGGTGACAGACTGCCACACGCTGTTGCGGTCAACGAGAAACGCAAACGCCGCCTGAAGAAAATCATCCCGCAACTGAAAACGCCAAACGTGGACGGTTTCAGAGCGTATGTCAGGGCGTTTGTGCATCAGGCCAAGCCGTTTTACTTCGGAGACAACGACACGGGCTGGACAGCTGATTTTGATTACCTGCTGAGGGAAGATTCGTTAACTGGAGTACGGGAAGGGAAGTTTGCAGACAGGGGGATTGCATGAGACAGGATATCGAAGCGAGCGTTATCGGTGGCCTGCTGATTGGTGGATTAACACCAACTGCCAGTGACGTTCTGGCAACGCTTGAGCCGGAAGCGTTTTCAATTCCGCTCTACCGGAAAGCCTTCGAGGTTATCCGCAAGCAGGCGCGAAACAGAAAACTAATCGACGCGATGATGGTTGCCGAGGCGTGCGGAGAGGAGCATTTCACGTCAATCCTGATGACCAGCAAAAACTGCCCGAGCGCCGCAAACCTGAAGGGATATGCCGGAATGGTCGCGGATAACTATCACCGCCGTCTGGTGCTGGAAATCATGGATGAAATGCGTGAACCAATTCAGAGCGGAACCATCGACGCATCGAGTCAGGCGATGGATGAGCTTGTAAAGCGTCTTTCAGCCATCAGAAAGCCCCGTGACGAGGTTAAACCGGTACGGTTAGGGGAAATCATTACTGACTACACTGACACGCTTGACAGGCGTCTGAGGAACGGAGAAGAGTCAGATACCCTGAAGACCGGAATCGAAGAACTTGATGCCATCACCGGAGGGATGAACGCGGAAGACCTGGTGATAATCGCTGCTCGTCCTGGTATGGGGAAAACAGAACTGGCGCTGAAGATTGCCGAAGGCGTTGCAAGCCGCGTTATTCCTGGTTCTGACGTCCGGCGCGGAGTATTGATTTTCTCAATGGAAATGAGCGCATTGCAGATTGCAGAGCGAAGTATTGCCAACGCCGGGAGGATGTCGGTTAGCGTGCTGCGAAATCCTGCATCGATGGATGACGAAGGCTGGGCGCGTGTTGCTAACGGCATGAGTCAGCTTGCAGATTTGGATGTATGGGTAGTCGATGCCTCGCGGTTATCGGTCGAAGAAATACGCTCAATCGCAGAACGGCATAAACAGGAAAATCCAAACCTGTCACTCATCATGGCGGATTATCTTGGCCTGATTGAGAAGCCGAAAGCAGATCGCAACGACCTCGCAATTGCTCACATCTCCAGAAGCCTGAAGGCGATGGCGAAAGACCTGAAAACGCCAGTTATCTCCCTAAGTCAGCTTTCGCGCGATGTTGAGAAGCGACCAAATAAACGACCGACAAACGCAGATTTGCGTGATTCAGGAAGCATTGAACAGGACGCAGACTCAATCATCATGCTCTATCGGGAAGCGGTATATGACGAGAACAGTAGCGCCGCGCCATTTGCTGAAATCATCGTGACGAAAAACCGTTTTGGCTCGCTTGGTACGGTTTACCAGCGGTTCTGTAACGGACACTTTGTGGCATGTGACCAGGATGAAGCCAGACAGATTTGCACAGCATCAAATGCACCTGCTGCGCGTGGCAGACGATATGCACAAGGGGCTGACGTATGACCATCTACATCACTGAGCTTGTAACAGGCCTGCTGGTAATCGCAGGCCTTTTTATTTGGGGGAGAGTAAATCGTGGTTGAGTTGATTTTTTCTGCATTGAGGATTCTCGGTGCCATGTGGATGGTGGCGACGTTCATTGTGGTTGCCAGCAGTTTTGTCCGGTTGGTAGGCGAAGGTAAAGACCTGGCGGGTGTGATTTTCGGTAGCATTCTCCTGTGGGTGATTATCGGTGTTGCGCCTGTCGCTGTAGCAAAAATGGCGTGGCGTTTTGTGAGTTGAACTGAGGGTAAGTATCGATGGACGAATCAAGAAAGCAGTTTGAAGAAAGTTGGTTGCGACGTGGGGGCGAATCTTCAGACCTTATCCGTTACCCTGAAAATCACCATGAAATTGGCAGCGGTAATATTGGTGGTCAATACGTGATGGACGATGTTCAAGGCCACTGGCAAACGTGGCAGGCATCGCGAGCAGCTATTGAACTGGATATCGACTGGCCCGAGTCGAATGACGACTTCTGGAAAGATGGTGAAGAAGGCGCTTATGCGATGGGCTATATGGATGGGCGTGACAAAACGGTAATTGTAGTAATGAAAGCTATCAGAGCCGCTGGAATTAAAGAGAAGAATTTCGATGAAGCAAATATACATGCTTCGCAACGAAGCAATCAGAAATAACGCTATAGACGCAATACTCTCACTTCCGATCGACGACAAGTCACCTCACGAAGTCCACGTCAAAGAACCTAAGCGAACCAAAGCGCAGAACGACCGTATGTGGCCGATGCTTCAGGACGTTTCCCGTCAGGTGCTATGGCATGGTCAACGGCTGGCGCCGGAAGACTGGAAAGACCTGTTCACTGCCCTGTGGCTTAAGACCAAAAAATTGGAGCAACGAAGTGTGCCTGGTATCGATGGTGGTGTTGTCATGCTTGGCGTGCGTACCAGCAAAATGCGAAAGGCCAGCATGACTGAGCTTATCGAAATCATGTTCTGGTTCGGCTCAGAGCGCAACGTGCGGTGGAGTGATGACTCCCGGCGAGAGTATGAATGGTCACAACGAAAAGGGAAGGCTGCATGACTATCAAATCAAATACGCCAGCACACGACAAGGACTGCTGGCAAACGCCGCTTTGGCTTTTTGATGCACTGGATATTGAGTTTGGATTCTGGCTGGATTCGGCAGCGAGCGACAAAAATGCTCTGTGCGCTCACTGGCTAACTGAGGCTGACGACGCGCTAAATTCTGAGTGGATAAGCCACGGTGCAATCTGGAATAACCCACCGTACAGCAATATCAGGCCGTGGGTGGAAAAAGCCGCTGAGCAGTGCATACAACAGCGACAGACGGTAGTGATGCTTGTGCCAGAGGATATGTCTGTCGGATGGTTCAGCAAGGCTCTGGAGAGTGTTGACGAAGTTCGTATTATCACTGATGGACGGATTAATTTTATCGAACCATCGACAGGGCTGGAGAAGAAGGGAAACAGCAAAGGCTCCATGCTGCTGATTTGGCGACCGTTCATTAGTCCTCGACGGATGTTTACTACCGTATCCAAAGCGGCATTGATGGCGATCGGGCAGGGCGTCAGGAGGGCGGCATGAGACGACAGCGACGAAGTATCACCGACATCATCTGCGAAAACTGCAAATACCTTCCAACGAAACGCTCCAGAAATAAACGCAAGCCAATCCCAAAAGAATCTGACGTAAAAACCTTCAACTACACGGCTCACCTGTGGGATATCCGGTGGCTAAGACATCGTGCGAGGAAATGACAATGGATTATTCACAGTTAAGTGATTTTGAAATTAACGTGGCGGTATTCGAAGCCATTCATAACGGATCACCGGATTACAAAGAAGGTGAGAATGGCGCGATGGTGTTTATCTCATTTGAGGGAGACATTGTAAACGGAGACGCAGTTGAAGTAGAAGTTGAGCGCGGATCCTTTAACCCATGCGCAAACCCAGCAGACGCATGGCCGATTATTGAAAAATACAGGATTAGCATTATCAATCTCGATGAAGACGAGTGGGGTGCACGCGGTGTGGCCTACTGTAAATCTAAGCGAGCTATACATGAAAATCCCCTCCGCGCCGCCATGATTGTCTTTCTCATGATGCAGAGAATCCAATAATGCTTAGCCCATCCCAATCCCTTCAATACCAGAAAGAAAGCGTCGAGCGAGCTTTAACGTGCGCTAACTGCGGTCAGAAGCTGCATGTG